TCTTCAACCTTCGGCAGAGGAATCCACTTGGCAGGTTTCTGTAGAGTAGGCAGTGGCAAAGGTCTAGGAGCAGGCAGAGCAGGTGGGATAGCAGGTTCCAAACCAATACTAGTGATAGCGCTAAGGTCAGCTTGAAACTTCTGCAACAAGGTATCACGACGGATAGCTTGAGCTTGCATATCAAGACTCAACCTAGAAGCAGCAAGCTGTGCCCTAGATAGGTAGAACGTATCATTGAGTTGCTCAAGTTTAGTGCCAATCTCTGCTGAGGTAAGACCAAAGTTCTGCTCAGCATTCATCACGTTTTGAATAATCTGTGATGTAGCAAGACCAGTTTCTGCAATAGAAGCTGCTGCCATCTTTTCAGCAGTAACACCAGCAGCACTACCTGCAATAGCTTTACCAGCTGCTTTCAATCCTTGGACATATGCTTGCTGTTGTTGAATCTGACCACTAGCCAATGTCTGTTGTCGTGCAACATCAGCTGCTGCAAAGTCTAGTTGAAGACCACGTTGAGCATACTGATACTCCATCATTGTAGACTTCTCTTGGAAATCTAGTTGGAGATTCTGTTCTTGTTCCCAACGTGCAGTATCCTGCATGGAGAAATCAAGAGATAGATTATTAAAATCTAGTTGCTGTAGAGCTGTCTTTTGGCGAAGCTCATAAGCTCGTTGTTCCTGAGCATAATTAAATGCATTGATACCCATTTGGTATCGCCAGGAATCCATAGCAGTCTGATCCCTGTAGGCATACTCTTCACGAATATTACCTTTTTGAATCTTAATACCGTCCTTTAGGAACCGACGATCAGACCGTCCTTTTTGGTTCTGGTATCGTCTGCTAGCTCTTGCTGCATCATTAGCAATCTTAGCTTGCTCTTCAGCAGCTCTATTCTGTGCATTTGCACCAAATGCTCCGACAGTAAAGTCGAGAACTGCTTCGGCTATTTTTGCTACTACCATATCTAAGCCCTCCTAATATAACGTGTAGAATAATTACCTTCCCACGTCATATTTGTCAATGTTACAGGAAAAGGTGATGTACTTTTAAGTTTAAGTTGATAGTTAGTATTACGTTGATGAATAGGCACGGTAAACACAGTATCTTTATTTAGAGGAACACTATTAGCTAGATAGTAATCAGCTTGAATCACTGGTTGTACAAGGTTCCACTCCGTTGCACCGTATCTCTTAAGATAAAACTCAAGGAAACCACTAAGACCAACATTAAACTTCATACGTGCAATGGTTAGGATTGCACTCCAATCAATTGATTGACCTTGATTAAAGTAATAAGTTGGGAACTCTACTTCATAGTCAAAGACATATCCCACAACAAGTTGGGATTCAATGTTAGGGTTATCAGTACCATCATCGTTCTTTGTGATATCACCTTGCACTGACCAATCGGTTTCATCAATTTCATAAATCACACCAGCATTAAGCAAGTTAGACCCAGCACTTGTGATGAACAATTTAGGTAGGTCACTAAGTTTTAGAGGTGCAGAAACACTAACTTCTGGAATTCGTACAGCAACAGCACGTTTACCAGAAATATGTGGGTAAGCTGTAGGGAGAGTTGACTTATTAGTAATAGAGTCGTAGGTAATAGTACCGTACTGAACAGGTACATAGGTAAAATCTAGTCGTGCGTTACTAACAGTGATGTTAGTTACATCTGGTTGACCTTCTGGGAACCGTTGCGCAAGAGGATACGGATCTTGTACAAGACTAATAATAGACAGGTTATAGCGATCTTCAGCCTCAGTAACAAGTACCAAGATATTCTGAATAATTTCCATAAACTGAACAGAACCAACTACTTGCCATTTAAACCAAGCCTGCATCAACTGTTCTTCACCGTTGCTGTAGAACTTGTACATATAAATGGACTCATTAGCTGAACTGTAAACAGCCATCAACGAGTTTTGTGGATCAGCAGTTAGTTTGTTAATATCATTAGGGATATAACCAGTTACAATCTGACTGATTTCTGAGGTATTTGGTGTTTCATTACCACCTCGTGGTTGCATACCAAACACCTTACCATTGGTAGGTGTTCGAGAAATGAATGAAACATATGGACCTACGTCACGAATAGGTACGTCTAAAGCATTCTCATACTGACCAATGGTACGTATTACCGAATCAAACGGAGTAAGGTTACCATTCTCAGAGTACAGCAGGAACTGTTCAAACTGAGTGAACAGAATCAAACCTTGAGGTTTGGAAATAGCAGAGTGCAGAGTACCGACACGGAAGCTAGGAACGTCTACATCAATAGGGTCAGCAGCTGTAATAGTTTGAGCACTGGTATAGAAGAAGCTAGATAAGTCTTTTGCTGTACTCAGTACAATTGAATCAGATCCAAGGAATGCAAGACGATTACTATTCAGTACGCCATACTTAATTTGCTTACCAACAAAGGAAGGTACTGGATTACCAAAATCATTACCTGTAGCACGTGGTGCCCAATCTTCAGAACTAATAGTAAAGGTATTCTTAGCAGTATTGGTAAGTTTATAGGGCATTGTAGTGGCTAGAAAACCAGCACTAGCTAGAAGATAGTCACCAGGATTAGCTTCATCTTCATCCCAACCTAAATCTTCCTGCCAATAACCAGTACCAGCACCAGTTGAAGAACCAGCAACACCAATGAACTTAACAAAGTAAGAGTTACGATCATCAATAGAGTTAATGATTTTAACCCTACGACCATCAACAGTAGAAGCAGCAAGACGTGAAGGTGTTGTTACTTCATCCTGATAGGAGGTCAAAGCAACACCGCTGTCACCACCTTTAACTTCAAGAGTAAAAGCAGTAGCTTTGGTGATTTCCATTGAACTGCCATAGACAGTCACAGTAAAGCCAAGAGCTGCCGTATCAATATCGGCTTTAATTTGCGTAAGGATATGTTCAGCTGTATCACCAGAACCAGCAGTATGGGAATAGCCAGTACCATCCAAAAAGACAGTATAGTCACCTTGACCAAGTTCTGCAATAATAACTGTACCGCGTACACCTAACTCATAGCTAGTTTTAGGCTGCATTTCTACAGTCTTTCCCTTATTAATCAGATATGTCTGATCAAGGTACGTGACTTTTTCAATGGTTTCTGCAGAGTTAGAAGATGTCAGATATGAGATGACATCAGCATCAGTTTTACCAGTTACAGTACATTCAGTGTAGGTAAAAGTATTACCAACCAACGTAGGAATGATATTCCAAATCCTAATATCACCAGCGTTAGTAATTACACCAAGGTAGCTTTCATCATTATCACGGTTAATGGAAAACCAAAAACCATCATCAAATAGATTAGTTATACCGTTAAAGTCTTCAAGTTCATACAAGAACTGATTACCATTTCTTTTAATAAGACCAAATGCTGGATCAGGAAAAGCATTAATAATCTCAGTTAACTGACCAGGACTTTTCTTTGTATCTTGTTGACGACTAACACCACCAAGAAATGTTGGTATTTGTTGAGTAACTACTGCCATCAGTACCTCTGCAAAGTTTTAAATGGTTGATAGCTTTGATAAGCAGTGCCTTCCCTAGGAGAACCAAAGAAACTGTAGTCTCCTTGATTACATTCATACTCAAGAGCCATAGCTCGTGTATATGCTTCCTTCTGTTGAAGGATTTGATATTGGGTAGGATCACCAATGATTCGACTGGCAAAGATAGAAGCAGCACGTGCTGTGATGTAATCTTGAACAGCAGCAGGTAGGTCAGTCCATGGACGCCACCACAAGATATCACAATAGATAGGATCGTCCCAAGTATCAGTCTTATTAATCTTGTCGTACAGTCGATCATTACGACGTACTACATCCCGATAAGCATAAGCAGTAGCATACTTAGGATTATTAGATAGGTCTACCTGAAGAGCATTGAGTGGATAGTTAATATACTTAGTGGTAGAATCAGGATTCAAAAGGTAATCGTATTCTTTGTTAAAAGACCAGCCTTCTGCCTGCACTTCCCGTGATACCTCTTGGAGAGTATCATAAGCAATCGCAATGTCCGGATTGGTTACTACAGTTACAGTCTGACCATTACTATGAGTCAGGGTCTCGGTATCAAGGGTGGTGACAGGCGCTTGACCAACTGACGCCAAAATTTGGTTGATAGCTTGTAGCTCAGTTTTAGAGCCAGTTGAAGGATAGGGCATAACAATATGTTACATATTAGTTAAAAAAAAGGGAGAGCCGTGAAGCCCTCCCCAAAGAGTGAATTAATCAGGTGCGAGTGATGGCAGGAGCATCAGCCTCAACAACCGGATAAGCAAAACGCAAGTTCTGAGTTTCAGAATAAACTTCAGAACCAACGCCAGCAGCAGTTTGCACAACCGAACGACGAACAGCATGGGTGCCGCTCACGGACAGGTTACTACCCGCATAGG